CCTTTTTGGGTTGGAATTTCGGGTCGCAGTAGATCTGCACCAGAAGGGTGATGACGGCGACCCAGACGACGAGCGGCATCAGATGCCGCCGTCGTTGGCCTTGGGAGCCGGTTTCGATCCGCCGAACGGCTGCGAAGGCTGCGGAGGTTGTGCGCCGCCGTAGGGCTGCGACGGGGACGAGCTGCCGTAGGGCTGCGACGGACCCTGTGAAAGCATCGTCACGCATTTGCGGAACGACTCCGCCACCTCGCGGCTGCCGCTCATGTTGATCGCCCACGGCTTTTCGCTGCCCTGCTGGAAGCCCAGCGTCATCGAATTGGCGTTGGCAAAAAGATCGATGAACGATTTGATGAAATCGTCCTTGATCGGCCACTGAACGAAGCTGCCGCTGTATGTTTCGGCCGGGTTGCCTAACGCAGTCACGGTCAGCGGCGCGCTGCGGTCGAATTGTAGGAAGATCGGGACGGCGGTATCTTTCGGAATGGCCCAACTGGTTTTGTAGACATCGACAAAGAGGTCGCCGCCCGGTGCGTATTTCACCATGAAGCTGCCGGTCGCACCGTTGGTGTAGTCGATCATCGAGACCATGCCGCACATCGGCTTGCCTCCGGAATTGCTGGGATCGTAATAAGCCTTCCAGTAGCCTGCGGTGCGCAGTACGACCGAATTGCTGGCGCTGGCCGCCAGCGCGGTGGTTGCAGTGGCCGCCAGCAGTGCGGCGGCGAGTAGAGATCGTTTCATAGTTTCAGTCTTTCTCCTGTTGGTGGTTGGTTGAATTTCACTTTGTTCGACGTTGCCATCGCTCCTGCACGTAGCCGGTGAGGAAGTAGCCAGCGAATGCAGCAGCGACGGAGATCAGGTAGGGGAGCGCAGTAACGACGATGTCGATCATCCGATCTGGCCATCCGCGTTGCGCCGCACGATTGCCGTTGCCGACCAGATCAGCGCGCCCAGCCAGCCGAGGCCGGTCCAGCCCAAGAACAGGTTGAGCAGGAAGATCGCCAGCGTGTTGTGGTGACCACGGCATACCGCGATGATCGACGGGAAGAAGTAACCGGCGAGCGTGACGGCGATCAGCAGAAATCCCATCGCGGGATCACCGCCGCTGTTCGACGAGGCGAGCGCAGGGGTTGCCGCCAGCACGATTGCGGCAGCAATGGTCGCGATCCGCTTCATGCCATGTCTCCCAGCTTGCGGGTGATCCAGCCGAGCAGCAGCAGTTGCAGCCAGCCGATACCAGAGACAGCGAACGGACCGATGATGAAAGGCAGCGCGAGTATCACCTTTCGGAGCAGTGGTTCGTTGGCATACTCGGTGCTGAACAGCATGACCACACCGAGCAGGCCGTAGACCGTGCCGTAGAACAGCAGCAGCGAGCTGAAATGAATTTCGACGCGCAGCCAGCTTGCGCGTGGCGCTGGCTCCGGGGGTGGCCGGTATCGGTCGTCGGGTCTTGCAGATAAGGCGGTCATTGGTCTGGTGTTGCTCCTGTTGGTTATTGGGTTTCTGGGAAGGTCGTCCCCGGCGAGAACTGCCCGCCGGGGTCTTTGGTTTAGTTGCAGTTGGTGGTGCAAACCCGGCTTGCGCCGAAGCCACTGCATGACGTTCTGCAAGTGGTGCCTGCCTTGGCCGGGATGGCGGTCGCGAGGATCGACAGCGCGGCGAATGCAACGATGGTTAGTTTGGTCATCAAGTTTTTCTCCTGTTGTGAAGTGCCGACATGGCGCTTCGTTCTGCGCACCGTGATGCGCAGTGTCGAAACTTCAGGCAACTTCGGGATTAAAGTTTTACGGCCGGGCTCCGAACCATTTCACCAGCACGAACTGGTCCAGCACGGCGATCAGCAGCATGCGCAGGAAGTCGATGGCCGCGTAGAGCAGCGGTCCGACGATCAACATCACGATAACGAACACGATGTCCGATGCCTGCGTTGGCCGTGTTTGCGCCCACATCTGAATCGCCGTGATCACTGCCATCAGCAGGAAATAGAACGCCACGACGGCGCGGAAACGAACCGTCACCTTCCATGGCAGCGTGCCCGGCTCGTGGTCGAGCGTTGGCTGGAAGCGGTCTTCCGGTCGTGCAGAAAAGTCAGTCATTAGTCTGGTGTTGCTCCTTTTAGGTTGTATGAAGATCCGACATGGCGCTTCGTTCTGCGCACCGTGATGCGCAGGGGCGAAACGTCAGAAGAAATTAGGCCGTCGTTTCGATAGCAGCGGCGGGGCTTCAAAGTTGATGCCGAGCCACTGCCAGCCGTCTTCACCGGAGGCCCCCGGCAACGTCTCGACACCGAGCCGTTGTTCGTAGAGCCGCATCATCGCAAGTTGCCGCCGGTCGAATGCCGCTCGGTTTTCCTCGTCCATGGGCAGCGTGTTCATTCCCATGTTGTCGAGTGGGAAGGCCTTCAAGATGAGTCCGGCGACCGGACTGCGGGCATTACGCGCCAGCCGACGCACAATGCCATTGATCTGCGACCAGACGGCCTTGGACTCTTTCGCGCTCGCAGCTTGGATACGGACGCGGTCGAGCATGAGGATGCTGCCATGGTCCAGCGGTGATTCTCCGTACTTGGATTCGTAGCGGCAGAACGAACTGAACAGCGCCTCGCCCATTTCGTAGGTGTCGCTGGAGTGGCCATCAGCAACGCAAGCAAAATGGTTCAAGCTAATCCTGTCATTCGGTGTGCTGTCCCACTCTTGGAACGTACCGTCTGCCACCAGCCGGTTGTCCGCAGATATTTTGAAATGCTGGTCGCGATGTCGGACGTAGTCGCCCGTGTCGTACCAACGCTCTCGCCAAAATTGGATCTGCAGGCCATCGACGGTTTTCGACCATGTCGGTTTGCTTCTGTATTTGTACTCCTGATCTGGATGGGTGATCATTTCAGTCTTCATTTGGTCTGGTGTTGCTCCTGTTGTTGTGAAGATCCGAACATGGCGCTTCGGACTGCGCACCGTGATGCGCAGGGGCGAAAGGTCAGATTGTGATTTGCTGGTCGCCGACATAGACCTCGATCTGGCGCGGCGGACCGTCGTCCGTTAAATCGCTGCAATAGGCCTTGATGGCAGGCGCATTGATCTCGGTGCCAGCCAGATAAGTGAAGCGGGCGACCTTGTTGGCGAAGTCGTATTCCTGCGTCAGCAATCCGGTTTCTATCGTCGGCTGTGCTTCCAGCATGGTACGGAATTTGCCGCCGCCAATTACATTATTCCAGCCGATATGCTTTTGCTTGCGATACTGCCATTCCATCTTCGCAGCTTCGAAGCGGGTGAGATTTTCGGCCATAACCGTATAGAGGTGGTCGGGAGGGATGCGCCTGTCGTTTTGATGCTCCCTCTTGCGGCCCTTGCGATGGGTGATCCCGATACGACCTTGCGTGAACGGATCGGTGTGTTCTGGCAAGTGGAGCCAGTACACGCTGTGTATCGACTCCAGATCAGACGGTTTCTGCTTCGGCATCACGCGGCCTTTCTCGCGACCGCTTCGGCGACCGCACTCTCGATATTGGCGCGGTAGCGGTTGCGGCCTTCCTCGACCGACATCCAGCGCCAGTCATCGCTATCGCCGTTGCGCTTGATGCGCTCGACCGCGAATGACAGCTTCAGCGACTTGGCCAGCGCCATGAACTTGTCGCCGGGCTCACGAGCCTCGTCCTTCTCGACGCGAGCCTTGACGCGCTTGAGCGCCTTGAGCATCGCCGTCAGCTTGGCTTCGCCAGCGGAATGGACATCGCGGAATTCGATGTCGGCACCGATGAAGTCTGGTTCGCGGAATTCGCCATCGCTGACAAAGCCGTACATGCCGAGACCATCGACCACGAGGCCGAGCATATGCTTAGGACAGCCGTAGCCGAGGAAATTGTCAGCGTCGCTGGGGCAGCCGACCGGGTGATCGTACCGATCCTCGCGGCGCGCGACTCGCACCTCGACATATTCGGTGCCGTAGCGGTTGACCCGCTCGATCAGCAGGCCGTATTGGTCGTCGGGTTTCGTCATTGGTTCTCCTTTGGGGCGGTGGCGGCCACTCGCTCGTCGATCAGCGGTTTGAAGTGGGCGCAGAATCCAAACCCGAGCTTTACATGCTCGTCGTGAACTTTCTGGAAGGCCGCTTTGAACACAGGCTCTGGCATATCTTCCAGCGCCGCCGTAATCCCGGCCATCAGCAGGGGCGGCAGTTTGGCGCAGAAACCGTCATAGGCAGTCGTCAGCACGAAAGCGTAGGCGCGGGGATCAACGTCGTCGGACAGCGCGGGCGATGCCGCGAACATCGCGCTCAATAGCGCGACGGTGGTGAGCAGTTTTTTCACGTAACATTCTCCTTCAGTGCGCGCGGGATGCGCTCCTCGATTTCGGTGTCGGTCAGGTCTTTCAGCAGCACGAGGCAAGTGCCTTGGCGGTAGACCATGATCGAGCGTTCGCCGTTGAGCTTGCCCTTGTAGTCACGGTGCGTGTGCTTCCAGACGATCTTCAGTTTCTGTTCGCGGGTCATGTCTTTTCCTTCCCCTCTAATATAGGCCATTATGGCCTATGATCAAGGGACGCATTCTTATTTAGTTTCGGCAAAAGCCTTGCGCGCCTCGACAAGGCCATTGCCCAGCTTCTCGCCCTTGTTGGCGTCATAGGCGACCTTGGCGGCGACCCACTTGCTGTGGATCAGACGGCCAGCTTCCGGCACAGCCTCGCCGAACTTCTCGGCCCACGCCTTGGCTTCCGCGCCGTCCGAGTATTCGCTCAAGCCCGAAAACTGCACATGCTCGTTTTCGTCGAGGAACATCGCGCCGCCGAACAGCGAATAGGTCGAAGCCTTCGGCTTGTTCCAGACTTCACCGGGCCGCTTCGGGTTCGTGGTCTGCGAGACGAAACGAAAACCTTTCTTCGGCTTGTACTCGATCCAGTAACGGATCTTGCAGCGCAGCCGGAAACCGTAGGGGTAGTCCTCGACCACGAAGGCGGTTTCGGGCGAGATGTGGCCGGATAAAAGTTTCACGTTCAGACCTTTTCGACAGAGGTTAAGCGCGTGATGGGGATCATCACGCAGTGACCGTTGAGCGCGATGTAGGCGTCATAGGTCGGGCGATAGTTGAACCAGAGAGGCGCGACGATATCGCCGCCGTTACTGGTCCGGATTCGGACGATGGTGCCCTTGGCAATCATGGCTTAGGCCTCCTCCGGGTAGGCAGCGCCCTGAAAGAACGCCTCGACTAACCAGTTCAGAACCTTGTTGACCAATTTCAAAAACACGGGGGATCTCCTTTCCACTCCCCTTATATAGGCCAAAACGGCCTATACGTCAAGGGATCATAGAGGAGATTTTGCGAGGTTCGCCCTGACCTTGGCCAGCAGTTCCGGGTGGCCGTGGCTCAGCACCGCGACCTTCTTGGCCATCTCGGCCAGATAGCCCTTGGCGAACTCAGGATCGTGTTCAGCGACGTTCGACGAGTTGTCGGCCATGTCGGCCAGCTTGATCGATGCGCCCTCATAGGACGCGCCAGCCAGATGGTTAACGACGGCGGCCTTGCGAGCGGCCCTGTTGCCGGGTTCCTTGGGGATCTTGGGGTTGGTCACCTCGACCACCAGCGCGGCGACCTTGGGGCTGAATTCAGCCGCCAGTACCTCCGGGCCGATGTGGGTATCCTCGACCACGTCATGCAGGAAGCCCGCCGCGACCACCTCCGGGCCGAAGCCCAGCGCGGCCAGCGAGCCTGCGACACGTTCGCAATGGCTGACATAGGGCTCGCCCGACCACTTACGGACGACGCCCGCGTGCGCCATGGCGGCAAACGACAGGGCCTTCTTGACTAATTCGTGTTCCAATAACTCCATAACTACTTTCCTGACAGCCCCTTATATAGGCCGAAATGGCCTATATGTCAAGGGGTTGCGAGGGGCGGGTTCCCTAGAGTTCCGACAGCGCCAGCAGGCGCTCAAGCTGCCGCCCCATGGCGACGTATTGCTGAATCGCCTGCGCCGTGGCGGGCAACTGGCGGGCCTTCTCGATGTCCTTGAACATCAGGAGCGCATCGCGGACCGCAGCGGCCAGCGGGGCCAGTCCCTTGATCGCGGCGCGGTGTCCGGCGTCATAGCCATCGGTGTACATTTCGTTGGCGCTCATTGGTCGCTCCGTTAGAGTTGTTTGCCGAGGATCAGCCCGACCGCATGGCGCGAGACATAGGCTGCGCCGCCGTGCGAAAAATCGATCATGGTGCTGCCAGCCTCCAGCCACGAGCCGGGGTCCGCCTCGTTGCCGGTGTAGAACACCAGCCGGTGGCCGCCGATGGCGCTGACGCGGCAGAACATGCCGGACTGCCGGGCATAGGCGCGGGCGCGGTTGGTCTCGATCATGTGTGTCACGATTACTCCTCCAGCGACGGCGGCGGCTTCAAGAATAGCGCCAGCGTTTCGGACGTCTGCTGGAGGGCCTCCAGCAGGATGTCCAGATCATCGATCCGCTCGCGGATCTCGTCGGCCTCGTCTTCGATGCTCATGCCTTCTCCGGTCGATGCATGTGCCAGCCGGGCGCGTCGGAATAGCCGGGCAGGCGGCGGATCGCGAAGCCACGGATCGCGCGGATGATGACGGCGGCCAGCGACTTCTCGTAATCCTTGGTCTCGCAGGCCTGATAGTCGAAGCCTTCGCAGGCCTTCAGGATCACCAGCGCGTCGCCGGGCATGCGCCAGCGGCGGAATTTGTAAGAGGCCGAGTCCTGTCCGGTGGTGCCGGGCAGCTCATCGACGTCGCAGGAAGGGTAGCGGCTGCGCACGCTGCGCTCGTTTTCGTCGAGCAGAATGCGACCGATCTCGGTGGCGTTGTGGGTTTCGACCTCGACGCACGAGTCCGTCTCGGGGACGACGTAGCGGACCTGTACCGCGATGGCGTAGGACAGCAGGGCGTCGATATGGTCGTGATCGACGATGTAGGCGGACACTTCAGGTTCTCCTTGGTTGGTCAGGCTTCAAGCCATTCGCGGGTGAGTTTGACGTTGTCGGTAGTGACGGGCAGGCGATTGTACAGGCGACCGCTGACGTACCAGCGCAACTGACGGCCACGGCCGAACGAGCTTCTGGTTGTCACGACGCGCGCGGTGCGCTTGCCCTTCGGGGTGAAATCGGCGTCGGTCTGGATCACGATCTTGAGCATGTTCAGGTCTCCTCGCATTTCCACGCGGCGCAGGGGTAGCGGTTGCCGCCGAGCGTTGAGCCGCACACGCCGCAGGGCTGCCACGAAAAATGCTCCTCGCTGCTTTCGTTGCCCGCGACACAGACATGATAACCCTTCCACTTGCGTTCGATGGCTTCCGGGCTCCAGCCGTTGATATCTTCTTCAGGCAGCTCGCCATTGGCGAGGTACATGATGCAATCGGTGCAGCCCTCAAGTTCGATGATCTCCGACATTCGGTCTTTCCTTTCCCCGTATACATAGGCCGAAACGGCCTATGAGTCAAGGGGTCGTCATCAGGCTTCCACCGTCGCGCCTTCAAGCAACCGGGCGCTGACTTGGCAGAGCATCCCGTTCTCGGCGCGGAACACCGTGCTGGCTCCCTTGCGTCCGCGCAGGCGCGCGAGTTCAACCGTGAAGCGCTGGCACTCCTTGCCGCCCCAGTTGCCGGGCTTGGCCAGCGTCACCTTGTTGCCGGGCTTCAGCTTCCGCTTCAGCGCCTTGCGCGCAGCATGCGCAGCCGAGTTGGCGCGGTAGTTGCGGGCCGACGTCAGGCTCGACCATTCCGGCTGCGGGCCAATCGGATCTTGCAGCTCCGAACACTGGGCGATGATCGACATCGGGGCGGGGCAGCCATATGGCCCCATCGATTCTTCCATGTCCTTGTAGCCAAAATTGTAGGCGTCCTTGGGCACCGACTTGATCGCGAACACCAGCAACACCCGGATCATGCCGTCCGCGTCGGGAACGTAGACCTTGCTGTCGGGCTCGTGGAATTGCTTCACGATGAAAACCGCTTCGCGGGTCGCGCTCGACGCCACGATGTTCTTGGCGCTTTCGGCGCTAAACTCGCCCTTGATCGCGTCAACGGCCTTCTTGCCGACCGGCTTGTGAAAAAACGTCCAACCCATTTTAGGCCTCCATCACGCCGGGGAACGCGGCGACAATCGCCTTCAGCTCCTCGTCCGACTTGCCTTCCGCAATCGCCGCTTCCTGCAGCTTGTACAGTTTCGGGATTGACATCATCGGGATCAGAAACCCGACCACCGAGCGCTGAATCCGCGCCTTGATCGCCGCCTCTGCCTGCTTCTTTGCGGCCTTCGCGCCCTTCTTCGGCTTTTCGATTGCCGCGACCGTTCCCTTGCTCTGGAACAGTAGCTCCGCAAAAACCTTGGCCTCACTCAACGAGGCGAAGCTCTTGCCCGCACAAACGTAACTCACTTCATTTCCTTTCTGGGTGCCGCACCATGCAGCACCCGGTGAATCGCGCCGGATTAGTCCAACCGGCTGGAGGCGTAGATCGACAGCTTGTCGTCGCCGAGTTCTTCTTTCAGCACCTTGGCCATCGCCGAGGCACAGGCTTCCTTACGTTCAACCGACTGGCCGAAGTCCGAGATCCAGATATCGACGCCGCCGCCATAGGCCTTCCGCGCCAGCTTGTTTTTCTTCAGCCAGTTCGCGAACGGCGAGTTGCCGGGCGAGACGTTGACCCACGCGAAACCGCAAGCGCCTTCCGGGGCATGCCACATCGCTTTGGGCACGCTGTAGCCGCTGGCGAGGGGATTGGACGGCTCGACCACCATCATGGCGCGAGGCTTGGCCGCTTCACCGGCCGCCTGACCGGCCGCCGAGGCCTTGGCGAACGCCGCTTCAAACGCGGCATACTTGGCCTTCCGGGCCACCGATTCCGCCGCGATCTTCTCGCGAAGGGAACCGTACTCAGAGACGTACACGCTGGAACTCCTTTTTCCGGGGAACACCGCGTTCCCAACCAACAAAACCAATATAGGTCATAACGGCCTATAGGCCCATAAGTCATATTGTCGCAGGGGGCGGCACCTTCTCGTCGCCGAACAGATCCGCCAGCACGATGTCTTGGCTGTGGGCCGTCAGCTTTCCGGCTGCGCCGTAGGCTTCGATCTTGCCGATGCCGTCGCCGCTCACGGCGTAGGACGAACCCATCTCGGGATTCTTGCCGACCATCTTCTGAGCGAACGCTCGCGCGCCCTTCAGCGACTTGAACGACCGCGACATGCGGCTGCCGTCCACGCTCGAATATTTGATCTTGATCATTCCTCTTTCCTTTCAATTCCTTCGACGCTGATATAGGCCAAAACGGCCTATGCGTCAAGGAATCGTATCTGCATTTTTCGCGGAGGTTCCAGCCATGAAGAAGAACGGCGACGGCGATGGCGATATCGACATCGCGCCAGAGGACGACGAGAGCTTCGACGATTTCATGGAGCGCTGCATGGACGCGACTGACGGTGACGACTTCACCTGTCAGTTGGCGTGGGACAATCGCGCCGCCAAAGCCGTCGTCCACAAGACCCACGTCTCACCGGGCCACGGCGTGGAATTCATCCTGTCGGACGCAACGCCGGACCGCATGGGCGACGTGATCGAGGCCGATGGCTGGGATCTGGAAGATTTCAAGAAGAACCCGGTCGCGCTGTTCAACCACCGCTCCGATTTCCCGATTGGCAAATGGGCCAACCTTCGCATCGTCGATGGAAAACTGCGCGGCCATCTGCAGCTCGCCAAGGAGGGAACGTCTGAGCGGATCAACGAGATCAGGTCGTTGGTCGAGCAGGACGTCCTGCGCGCGGTCTCGGTTGGCTTCCTGCCGATTCAGTCCGAGCCGCTGACCAAGGGCAGCGGCGGCTCCCGGTTTCTCAAGTCCCGGCTGGTCGAGACATCGCTGGTCTCGATCCCGGCCAATCCGAATGCACTCGCGGTCGCCAGATCGCTCAACATTTCCCGCGACACCGTCGCAATGGTCTTTGCCGGGCAAGGCAATTCAAAAGACCGGAGCGTGGAGCGTCGCGGTTTCAACGGCGGGCAAGCCGAAAATCCTCCTGTACGAAAGAACAGGATCATGTCTCCCCTCACGAAACGAATTGAAGATACCCAACAGCGGCTGGTCCGCTTGCGCGACGAACTGACTGCACATCTGGAATCCGTTGACGACGAGAACGTCACCGACGCCGATCTCGCGACAACGCAGGAGTTCAACAAGAAGATCGCCGATCAGGAAACGGCGCTTGCCGCGCTGAAGGACTCCGAGTCGAGGCTGGCGAAGACCAGCGGCGATGGCAATGGCGGTAGCACGACCCACACCGTCATCACCAAGACCGGCGAACGTCGGCCGTTCTCGCTCAAGCCGAAGACGATGGAGCCGATTGAGTTTCTGGTCCGCGCCGGTACGGTCCGCGCGCTGGCCCGCTCGATGGGCATTTCCATCGACGAGGCTCGCGTCAAAGCCTACGGCGATGACGAAGCCACCAAGATGGTCTGCGACCTGACCCTCAAGAATGCGGTTTCCCCGGCGATGACCACGGTCACCGGCTGGGCCGCCGAGCTGGTGCAGCAGATCGTCACCGATCTGATGCCGACCTTGCTGCCGTCTTCGGTCTACCCGTCGCTGTCGGCGATGGGCCTGAAGCTCTCCTTCGGCCGCAACGGCCGGATCATCATCCCGACCCGCAACGTGACGCCCTCCGTCGCCGGATCGTTCGTCGGTGAAGGCCAGCCGATCCCGGTTCGCATGGCGGGATTCTCCAGCCAGACGCTCACGCCGAAGAAGATGGCCGTGATCTCGACGTGGACCCGCGAGATGGATGAACACTCCATCCCGGCGATTGAGGGTCTGCTTCGCGAGGCCATTCAGCAGGACACGGCAATCTCCATCGACACGATTCTGCTCGACGTCAACCCGGCGACGGCCATCCGCCCCGCCGGTATCCGCAACGGCGTCGCTGGTCTGACGCCCACCGCAGGCGGTGGCTTCAATGCGCTCGTCGGCGATCTCAAGGCACTGACCGGCGCGATCCTGACCGCGACCAACGGCAACATCCGCAACATGGTCTGGATCATGAACCCGCAGCAGGCTCTGAGCATTGCGTTCATCCAGCCTCCGGTGCCGGGCGGGCTGTTCCCGTTCGCGGCGGAAATCAACGCCGGTCGCCTGAACGGTCGTCCGGTGATCCAGTCGGGCACGGTGCCGGTCGGCGTCGTGATCTGCATGGACGCAGCGGACTACGTCTCGGTGGCGGGCGATGCTCCGCGATTCGAGATTTCGGATCAGGCCACGCTGCACATGGAAGACACCAACCCGTTGCAGCTCGCAGCGGCTGGCACCCCGCCGGTCGTCGCGGCACCCGCGCAGTCGATGTTCCAGACCGACTCGCTCGCGCTGCGGTTGATCCTGCCGCTGAACTGGACGGTCCGCCGTGCTGGCGTCGTCTCGTGGGTTGCTGGCGTGACGTGGTGACCAACAGCTCCCTGCCTTCGGGCGGGGAGCCTTTTCATCCCAACAGGAGAACCCAGATGGCAGATGACAAGAGAGCCGACAATGGCAAGCGCGCCGACGACAGGAAATTTACGGAGCGGTCCGCGCCGGAAGAAATGACCCCCAGTCCGACGCAGGCGCAATTGGACGAAGTCGCGGGGGGCAAGGAGCGCAAGGCCGAGGCGCGCAAGGCACCGGAAGCGCTGCCGCCGACGCCGACGCAGGCCGAGAACGACGAGGTCAAGGCCAAGATGTGCGGCATGGAGGTCGAGAAGAAACCCGAAGCCAAGAAAGATGCCAAGGCCGCCGAAGACCTGACGCCAGCCCTGACGCAAGCCGAGAACGATGCTGCCAAGCTCGCGGCGATGCCGGGCGAAACACCACCCGCGCCATCAGAGGGTAGCAGCGCGGGCGTGACGCAGCATCGCAGACAAGTCGAGGCGAGCCGACCGGGCGCATACCAGACTCGCTCCAGCGAACCCGTCACGGCGAAGGCGGAATAGCGGGCGGTGGCAAACTTCCTCTCGCGGATCTTCCGCCCTCTCGTCGCGAAGGCGGCAGAGGGCGAAGTCCGGCCCGGTCCATACAATCTGCCGGTGACCGGCGGCTGGTTGCCTGCCGGGTCGTCGTGGAATTGGTGGCAGGAAGGCATCATCCCAGAAACGCTTGGCGGCATGGACAGCTCGGCGATGGTCGAGGCCTGCTTGTCCGCCTATTCGCAGACCGTGGCGATGTGCCCCGGTGATCATTGGCGTCTCAACGACAAGGGTGGCCGCGACCGCGTCACGACGTCGTCTCTGTCGCGCGTTCTGCGCAAGCCAAACGCTTACCAGTCGCCGTCCGACTTCATGCTGAACCTGACCCGTTCGCTTTATGCGGAAGGCAATGCCTATGCGCTGGCGCTGCGCAACGAGCGCTACGAGATCGACGAATTACACTTGATGGACCCGCGCCAGAGCTGTCCGCAGATCGCGGTTACTGGCGATGTGTTCTATTATCTCGGCGGCAACAGCGTCATCGACCGACAGGTCAAAGAGCAGTTAATTGTGCCGCAGCGCGACGTTCTACACGTCCGCCTCAACGCGACGCGACGTCGCTACCCGTTCCCGCTGGTGGGCGACACGCCGCTCGGCGCGGCGCTGCAGGACATCGCGATGTCTGACGCGATCACGCGGCAGCAAATCCAGTTCTACATGAACCAAGCGCGGCCGAGCGCCGTGCTGACCACCGACCTGATCCTCGACAAGGATCAGGTCCAGTTCATCCGCGACCGCTGGGACGAGCAGTCGAAAGGCCTGAAGGCGGGCGGCACGCCGATCCTGACCGGCGGCCTGAAACCGCAGATGCTCGGTTCAACCTCCAAGGACGCCGAGCTGGCCGACATCATGAAGATGACCGAGCAGCGCATCGCACTGGCGTTCCGGATACCGCTGCAGATTCTCGGGCTCGGCGGCACGCCGTTCGGATCGACCGAGCTGTTGATGCAGTCGTGGATCGCGTCCGGTCTCGGCTTTGCGCTCAACCATATCGAGGACGCTTTCGGCCTGCTGTTCAATCTCAAGGGTCAGCCCGACGAATATGTCGAGTTCGACACCAAGGCGCTGTTGCGCAGCGCGTTCAACGTGCGGATCGCGGCGCTGGCGCAGGCGGTGCAGGGCGGCATCTATTCGCCGAACGAGGCCCGCGCCGAGGAGAGCTTGCCTTCGGTGAAATTCGGCGACGAGCCGCGCGTGCAGCAACAGGTCGTGCCGTTGTCGGCAGCCGGGGCAATCCCCGCATCACCGGGCGCTCCGGGTGCGCCGCCTCAACCGGGCGTGGCCGCATTGCCGCCGCCGGACAAGCCGGTGAAGACGCCGCCAGAGGAGAAGCCCATTCCGGCGAAGGACTACAGCGATGTCGTTGCAACCGAACTTCGAAACATCCTCGCACGCGCCGACCATTATGACCGAAGCAACGCTTGACGCACTGCGCGATGCACTCGGTCAGGTCATCTCAAGCCACCGCAGGCAGTGGGAGCGCGAACGTGAACTGATCGAGGCGCAGGCACGGGCATCGGTGGCGGAGCTGCGGGCACAGGTCGTCGAGCTGCGCAGCGTGCTGGAGAAGATGGTTGGCGAGAAACTGGCCAGCGTGCGCGACGGTGCGCCGGGCGACAAAGGCGACCGTGGTGAAGCCGGTGAACGCGGTGAGCAGGGCCTGCCCGGCGAGATCGGCAAGCAGGGCGAGATCGGCGAGCGCGGCCTGTCCGGCGAGAAAGGCGACAAGGGAGACCCCGGCGAGAAGGGTGACAAGGGCGACCCCGGCGAGAAAGGTGATTCCGGCGAGCGCGGCACCGATGGTGCGCCCGGCCGTGACGGCGTGGACGGCAAGGATGGCGAGTGCGGTCCGGCTGGTGAGAAGGGCGAGAAAGGCGACAAGGGCGACGCTGGCGAACCCGGTCCGGCGGGAATGCACGGCAAGGACGGCGAGCCCGGCCCGATAGGTCTCAAGGGTGATCGCGGCGAGCGCGGTGAACGCGGCTTGCAAGGCATTCCCGGTGCAGTCGGCAAGACCGGCGACGTCGGCCCCCGTGGCGAGCGCGGCGAACAGGGCCTGCCCGGTGTCAGCGTCAGGGGCGACCGTGGTCTGCCCGGCGAGCGCGGTGAGCGTGGCGAGAAGGGCGACCGTGGCGAGCGCGGCGAACCGGGCCTGACGGTCAAGGGAGATCCCGGCGAGCGCGGTGAACGCGGTGAGAAAGGCGACCGTGGCGAGGCGGGCCTGTCGATCAAGGGCGAGCGCGGCGAGCGTGGCGAACGCGGACTGCCGGGTGAAATCGGCAAGATGGGATTGCGTGGCGAGCCGGGTTTGCCCGGCGCACGCGGTGAGCCCGGTCAACCCGGTGAGCGTGGCGAGCGCGGCCTGACGGGAGCGCTGCCGCGCGTCAAGGTCTGGGAGCCGGGCGTCCATTACGCCAACGAGGTGGCGACCGCTGACGGCGCGACCTATCAGGCGGTCCGCGACACGGCGGAGCAGCCGGGCAAAGGCAAGGACTGGGTTTGCCTCGCGCGTGCGGGCATGGACGGTCACTCGGTCGAAGTGCGCGGCCTGTTCAGCGACAAGGAAATTTACAGGGCGCTCGACATCGTCGCGCTCAACGGCGGCAGCTTCATCGCCAAGCGGGATGACCCCGGACCGTGTCCCGGCGCTGGCTGGCAACTGATCGCGAGCCAAGGCAAGCGCGGCGACAAGGGCGAACGTGGCGAGCGTGGGCTGCAGGGCATTCCCGGCACAACGCCGCTGATCGTCAAGTGGCTGGTTGATCCCGAAAATTTCGTCGCGACGCCGGTTCTGTCGGATGGCCGCGAGGGTGAGCCACTGCCGATGCGCGGCTTCTTCGAACAATTCCATCAGGAGATGCGGTGATGGCCGATGTCACGGTCAAGATCCTGACGCCTGCAACCAGCTTTGCGCTGATGACGCTGGACGAGCTGAAGACGGCGCTTGCCGCTCCGACCGGCACGCAAGCCAGCGACGACCAATGGCAATGGTTGATTGATGTCAACTCCGCGACGATTTCGGAATTGTGCAACCGCGTGTTCGCCAAGGAGGAAGTCGAGGAGACGTGGCGCGACGTTCAGAACGGGCAGAGAATCTATCTGTCGCATTACCCGGTTGTCGCGACCGACATCGAGAGCGTCACCACCAACGGCGGCGACAGGCTCGACTATGAGCTGGAGGAAACGTCCGGCAAGCTGCAGATCTTCACCAACTGGGTAGAGCCCGTCGTCGTCACCTATACCGGCGGCTTCGACTTGCCGGACGATGCGCCGATGCCGCTGAAGCAGGCGCTGACGCTGCTGGCGGCGACGTGGAAAGCCCAACTGGCGATGGTGCAAGTGACCGGCGTCCGCATGATCGCGCACAAGGAAGCGCGCGTGATGTTTCACACGCCAGCCACGATCAACCCCGGAGCTGGCGGCGCGCATCCCGGCATACCACCCGCCGTCGATACGATCCTGTCGCAGTACACGCGGTTCTGGGTCTGAACCGTGCCGTTCGAAATCAAGGTCGATGCCGACGCCTGTTTGAAGCAGTTCGATGAGCTGACGAAGAACATCGCAGATCTGCAGACGGAAACCTCGACCACCTTCTTCAATTGGCAGGCCGAGGACATGCACCGGCATTTTCCGAAGGTCGAGGGCAGCGGGCTGTCGGTCTCGACCACGATCTATCCCCGCTCGCAATTGACGAGACCCAAAAATCTGACGCCCCGGAAATCGGTGCGGCGACGCTCGATCATCGCGGCTGGTCGCGCCGCTCCCGGCGGCACGAAACGGCCGATCCTGCGGCCTGAACTGTTCGACAAATTGAAGGAGCGAATGATCGACATGGTCAAGGAGGCCTTCACATGGCAGTAGATTTTTCGACGCTGGTCTACTTGCCAAACTTCGATATGTTTGCGCGCCCGATCAGTGTCACGCCGCTGGCGTCGCAGCCGGGATTGCCCGGCTACACCGCGCGCGGCATCTACGACACGCGCCCCATCGACGTGCAGGCCGAAGACGGCTCGATTGTTTCTGACCAGCAGACCATCCTCGATGTACTCGATGTCGAGTTTGCCGTGGTCCCGAACCAGCTCGACCAGATCGCGATTCCGTATGACCCGGCCAGCAACGGTCCGGATCTCGGCACCTTCGAAGTCACCCACACCGAGAGCAATGGCGGCGGCGAAACCACGCTGGTGATCCGCAAGGTTCTGGCGGCGAGGCCGTCGTGACCGTTGCTCCCAAGATTTTTCTTCCGCCTCCGATCACGGATACGCAGAGCTATAGCTGGGTCATCCGCGATATGTTTCTCGACAAGCTGGTGCAGGCTCCGTTCTTCGCTGGCTATACGGCGCGCAAGAACAAGGCGCTGCAGATCGTAACGAACAGCATCCCGTACATCGGCGTGTATTTCGTCAACGAGGACATGAGCCCGGACGGAGATCTCAACGCAGGGGAGATCCGCTTCACCCATCATCTGAAGCTCGGCTTCTCGGTCATCGTCATCAACAACGATCCGGTCGCGTGCGAGGCCAAGCTCGATCAGGCGTTCTGGGCGATCATGAACACGCTGTGGCGTGATCCGTATTTGACCAACCTGATCGACACGCGCGCTTATCCCGGTGGCGTCGGCAATCCCGACAACGTGCGGATCGAGGGCGTCTCGCGCGGCACGCGGCGGCATGTCTTCGGCAACGCGGGCCTCAACAACGAAACACCCATCGGCGAGATGCAGTACGAGGCCACGGTCAAGTACAGCGCCGACTACGCGCCAGTCATCAAAGACGATCTGCTGCAGATCAGCGTGCGGACCGGCGTCAAGGCGGGCGACACGTATGACGAAATGGCCGCGCGTCCGCAGACCGGCGCGGAATATGCGTTCGAACCGCTCGTGACAGTGCAACCACTAGAAGAGAAGGAATAGCGCCATGGTCGATGTGAAGACCGAGACCAAGACCAACCACAGCCACAATTCCAAGCCTGTCAATCCGCGCCAAGCCATCCGCGAGGCGCGTCAGCGTCGGCTGCGCGTTATCACGGCGGGCAAGGCATCAACCATCAAGGTCTACGCCGCCAACGACGTCATGCGGGAAGTGCTGCGCCATCCCGGTAGTGGCACGCGCTTCCGGGACACGCTCGAACAGCCGGTGGAGTGGCCGAACGACAGCTTCACCGCGCGCCGCATCGCGGATGGCTCGGTGCGGACCGATGGGCCGGGCTCCGGTGAGCCGGTGGCCGACAACGAGTCGCTCAACCCGCGCCAGCAGTCGGCCGCGCGCTACGGCAGGAGCGCAATTGGAGAGCGCGTCAATGCGACGTTGCGGCTCGCCTCTCTCTCCCCGAACACCGCCGTCTCCGGGTCAGAAGACCTCGTGATGGCTTGCATCGGCACCGGATTCACCCCGGACACGGTCATCAGATTTGGTGACTACGACGAGCCGACCACATTCGTCTCCGCGACCAAGGTGACGACCGGAGTGAAGCCGTCGCTCTTCGCGCCCGCCGTCGTGCCGGTGCTGGTCCATACCGCGACCGACTCTTCGGAGCCGATTAACTTCACCTTCACCGCGACCGCAGAGCAGACGAAGGCACCGAAGCCGAAACCGGCGGCCTGAGACCAACCAACCGAAAAAAGGAAACCCGTGGATCGCAGCGCGCCGAGGGGCGTGGTTGCAAAATAAGGAGTCGTGACCATGCCCATCAGCTTTGCCAACATTCCCGCCGACTGGCGCTTGCCGCTTTACTGGGTCGAGGTCGATCCGTCGAAGGCCGGTATCTGGACGATCAATCAGCCCGCGTTGCTCGTCGGCATCATGACCGGCGAGGGCGTTGCGACGCCGGACGTCGCGATTCCGATTGGGACGCAGGCGCAGGCCGACAAGCAATTCGGCCAAGGCTCGCATCTGGCGAATCAGTTCGCCGCGTTTTTCCGCAACAACTTCGCCAACGAAGTCTGGGGCCTGCCGGTGTCGCAGCCGGGGACCGGGACCGCTGCAAGCGGCACCATCACGGTTTCGGTTGATTCGGGCGGCCACGAAGCTGGCACCATCGATCTCTACATCGCGGGCCAGCATGTGCCGGTCAACATCGGGGCAACCGACACCGCCAACGACATCCACGTCGCGATCTCGGCAGCGATCAACGAGAATTTCGATCTGCCGGTGACGTCGGTTGGCAGCCCGACCGAGGTGACACTGACGTGCAACTGGTTTGGCGCGAGCGGCAACGACATCACCATGCTCGACAGCTACTACGGTCGCATGGGCAGTCAGGAGCTGCCGACTGGCATCACCATCACCTATGGCTCAATGGGAATGTTGACGGGTGGCGTCGGTGTGCCGGTGTTCGACACCGCGATCTCCAATCTCGGCGAGCGGATCTTCGAATACGTCGCGATGCCGTTCACCGACTCCACCTCGTTGCTGGCGTGGGAAACCGAATACGGCTTCACCGACACCGGGCGCTGGGGCTGGATGCGGCAATTGTTCGGTCACGTCTTCTCGGCCAAGCGCGACGACTACCCCAACATGATCACCTTCGGCGAGACCCGAAACAGCGGCGTCACCTCGATCATGGGCGTCGAGCTGGCGTCACCTACGCCGGTCTATGAATGGGTCGCGGCCTACACCGCGAAGGCGCAGCGCGCCCTGATCAATGATCCGGCGCGACCGCTGCAGACCCTTGAACTCACCGGGGTGCTGCCCGCGCCGCTGCACCAGCGCTTCAACCGGGGTGAGCTGAACTCGATGGCTGGCTCCGGAATCGCGACGCAGGAGACTGATCCCAACAATGTCCCGATGATCCTGCGCGAGACCACGACCTATCAGCTTAATCTCTATGGTCAGGGTGACGACGCCTACGAGCTGGTGACGACACTGGCGACGCTGGCTCGCTTGCTGCGCAATCAGAAGCAGGCCATCACGTCGGCCTTCCCGCGCCACAAGCTGGCCGATGACGGCACCCGCTTCGGTCCCGGTCAGGCCATCGTCACGCCGGGCCTGATCAAGGCGGAGCTGGTCGCCGAGTATCGCGTCGATATGTTCAACGGGCTGGTCGAGAACATCGCGGCCTTCAAACAGAACCTGATCGTCGAGCGCGACACCAACAATCCGAACCGGGTCAACGTGCTGTATCCGCCGGATCTGATCAACCAGCTCCGCGTCTTCGCCGTGCTGGCGCAATTCCGCCTGCAGTACGACCGGGGCGTCGATTCTCTCATCACCAGCGCCGGTAATGGTGCCCAGATCGCGGCTGGCGGCGGCGCATAAGTCCTCGTTTCCCCGACTTTCAAACAGGAGTGAACAATGGCCCAGAAATTTGCTGGCATCGCGTTTCTATTCGTGGCCGGTAACCAGCTTCGGTTGCGCGGCAACTTCACCGTCTCGCCGTCGCCGGTCGAGCGCACCATGATCGCCGGTCAGGACGGCGTTCACGGCTATCAGGAGCTGCCGCGTGTGCCCTTCATCGAGGGCGACATTTCGACCACGGCCGACATGCAGCTCGAAAGCCTCGACGGCATGACCGATGTCAATGTCGTCGCACAGCTCGCCAACGGCTGGCAGTACAGCCTGATCGGCGCGACGTGCAAGGCAGCGCTTGAGGCCAACTCACGCGACGGTCAAGTGCGCGTGCGTTGGGAAGGCTTGTGGTGCGAGGAGATCCCGCTTGGCAACGGGCCGACGCTGACCGAGCAGAGCAACATCACGCTTGGTGGCCCGTAGGAAACAGGTGAAAGGAATCAGGTGAAAGTAAATGAACAAGCAGAACAAGCGTGAAGGCTTCGTCAATAACGCCGAGCCCATCGACGAAGCGCCGACCGGGCCATTGATCGAGAACGAGCCGCCGGTCGTCCCGGTCCCGCCGGACCCGGAAGAAAAAGAAACGTGGCCGGTCAAGGTCAAGTTGCTGCACAAGAAAGTGCGCAACATGAAAGGCGAGATGGTCAGCGAGCTGTCGTTCCGCGAGCCGACCGGCGGCGACATCAACCGCTATGGCAACCCGTGCCAAGTCGATCAGTATGGCGACGTCATCATCCTCGACCGCAAGATGATCACCATGATGGCGGTGCTGTCGGGCATCCTGCAGCCGTTTTTGGAAGCGATGGACCCACGCGACTACAATTCCTGTGCCTACAGGCTGCGCGGTTTTTTTATTCCAGATCCGGCGGCTTGGTAGGCGACGAGCCGGTTCTGGATTGCTACCGGCTGGCCCGCTTCTACCACGTCTCGCCAACGATCTTCCTTGAGATGGGAATGACCGAAGTCCGCAAGCATCTGGAGCGGACCATCGATCTCGCGCACATCATCAACCGGGAAAACGCATCAAGCGACGATGGCTGATTTCGAAGAGCTAAAACTGACGGTCAACCTCGTCGATAATGCATCGGCGGGGCTTACCAACATCCGCACCCAGCTCACGCAACTGACCCAGACAGCGGGTCAGGTGCAGACCGCGTTTGCCGGTGTGGCAACGAATGTACAGCAAGTCGGCAAAGCGGCAGGCGAAGCGGCACCGAAAGTCTCCAGCCAAGAGAAGGCGCTGAAGGAGCTAAGCCACTCGGCCGAGGAAACCACACGCGGCCTTGTGGGAATGGCGCTCGCCGCGAGGCGAGGGGCCGAGGCGTGGCCTGAGTTGATACTTGCTACGCGCGAGGCGTGGACCGGCATGAAGAGTGTCGGTGTTGTGATGGGTGAGCTGGGCGCAGCTTCAAGGTTGATGGTTGTCGGACTTGGTGGCGTTGCCATTGGCATCGCCGCTGTCGGTGCCGCTGTCGTCGCCTACGGCGTTTCAGTGTTCAAGTTTTCGCGCGAGATGTACACGCTCAGCCAGACCGCGAAGTCGCTGGGCATGACCTTCGGGTCCGTCAAGGCCCTCACCGAACAGAACGAGGCGTTTGGTATCTCCATTGACAACACGGTCAGCGGGCTTGCCCGGATGCAGGCAACGATGGCCGATCTCTCTGTGAGCGGCTCGCAGTTGCGGCAGCAAATGATCGGGATGGGAGTCCCGCCGCAGCGCATCGACGAAATTGTGCGCGAGACCGATGTGATCAAGCGGCGCAACATGGTCATTGATGACCAGATCAAGATTGAGGCTGATCTTCAGAAACGGATGGGGAAGGAGGCTGCGGCTGAGTGGACCAACCGATATGGGAACTGGTTTGGAGTTGATCCCGGTGCCCGATCTCGCCCACGGCAACAGCCGCAGACTGAAGAAGAAAAAAAGCAGGCTGAGTACATCGCAGACCAAAGCACAAAGATCGCGGTCGAGTGGGCCAAGGTTCTCGACAGTGTCAGCAAGATCAAAACCGAATTTCTGGCGTGGGGATTGCCGCACGTTCTTACCATCGTCGAAAAAATTGCCACCGCCTTCGACAAGATTTCGCAAGGGATGGACAAGGCAAAAAAGGACGACCCCGGTCATCAATTCGTTCCCAACAAATCCATATTCGGGCGAACGCTCAACTGGGATTGGAGCGCCGGTACGGGTGTCAAACCGCCACCAGAGACACCAGCGACACCCAAAGCTGCAACGCCAGAAGCCGCTCCTGCAGACCCACCAAAAGGACTTGGACACCTTCGCCGGATTCCGCCGCTGGGTTACCATCCGAGCAGCTATGAGGGTGCCAACGACAACCGTTCGCTTCTGCATAACGCCAGCTTTGGCGATGGCTTTGGCGGCAGTGATGTAGGCGGCAGTAGTGGTGAAGGCCGCGCGCAGGCCATCATCAAGGGTGGCGTGTACGAAGCGCTCATCCAGTTTTACGGTTTTCTGAGGGGCGGCGGCACAGGCGGCGGTGGTGGAGTCCAAAACGCCTCGCTGACGACCGGCGGTGGCCTCGCTGTCGGTGGTGGTGGTGGCGGAGCTGCGAGCTTCGGTAGTCCGGAATTTCCCAATCTCGGCACCAGCTACGGCGTTGGCGGTCGTCCTCACGGCAGTCATGTCGGCGCGGGCAGCGGTGATGGTGCCGGTGAATCGCCTGCCGGTGCGCCCGGCGGTGGTGGCGGTCCCGGTAGAGACGGAAGCTCCACGCCGCCAAGCGGAAACCTTGCTGCTCAACGAGCAGGGTTTATGAAGGAATTGAACGACAATCCGAGATTGAAAGCCTTTGCCATCGACGCGATGCAGCACGAAGGCGGCATCCAATCCAACATGGAGCAGTTGTTCAACTACGCAGCGATGCGCCACATGACAATAAATCAAGCGCTGCATTCGGGGCAGTACGGTCCCGTGAAGCGTGGTTTGATCAGTGGAAACATCTCCGAAAAAACCAGACGAGCGGGAGAGGCGGCACTTCAAAGTGTTGGGGCCGGATCGAACATCACCGACTACGCTACTGATCAAGGCATGGCCGGTGACCCGAATTTCGCAAAATATATGTCAAACCGTGACTACTGGCACATGCACAAAGTGCAGGGTGCTTGGTTTTCCGCTCACGGCGAGCGAGGTCGCCAATGGGCGGAACGACAGAGGGCAGCGGACGCAAAGTCCGCTTCGGATACCAGTAAGTCTGTCGCGGCGTCGGCCGCAGTTCCGGGCGCTGCTGGTGGTCCCGGTCCGGTTGGAGAGCGCTACAGCACGCGGCGACTGCAGGGTGAAGGCGGCGAGGGTCAGGATCAAACCGGCGGTGGTCAGGGCGGCTCTGACGCCGAAGGCGGCGGAAACCTGAAGCGGATTTATATCAGGCCGCAGCTCGACCGCAGTTCGCTCAACGACGGTCCGCTCGACCGATCAGCCCTGAACGACAACAACCGACTCCACTCGACCGGCAAGCTCGACGTCAGTGTGAACGCGCCGCCCGGCACCAAGGTCGCATACAACGGCAACAATCTACTCAAGAACACCTCGATGCAGCGGCAGACCCAGATGATGCCGACATCGACTGGTCCCAGCGTCGCCGACGCCTCGCAGAGCTACATGAGGGGAGGAACCTGATGGCGCTTGCTCCATCATCGATTGGTTCGCAGTTTCAGCTTCCCGTTCCCGTCAATAGCGGGCCAGCAACCATTATCGGTTTGTCGTCCGGCATTGCGTGGCGGCAACATCTTCGCCGCGCGAGCTTTCGCAGTGCGCAGTTTTATGTCGATACCAGCGTGCGCGAATCCGGACGGCGTGTCGTCAATCACGAATTCCCGAAGAGAAACGCGCCCTATGCCGAAGACATGGGGCGACGCGCCATAGAATTCACGGTGCGGGGCTACTGCATCGTCTTTGGTAGCGAGACGATGTTTCCGTCCGACGTGCTGAAGAAAAAGAACTACATCCCGGCGCGCGATGCGTTGATTAGGGCGCTGGAGACGGACGGCCCGGCCAATTTGCAATTGCCGCTGCTCGGCATGCTCAATGTGATGGCCTTACGCTATCGCGTCACCGAAGAGGAAAAATTCGGCGGCTATTGCGTGTTTGACATGACGTTCACCGAATTCGGTCAGGCACCAGCGACAGGCACTCGGGACAGCGCGGCTGGCGTGGGCCTCGCGGCGACGAATCTTGGCAACGCGGCGCAGACCGCCATCACCAACGGGATCACCGCCATCAATAGCGGAGCTGCGACGACGACAAGCGGGAGCATCTCCACATGATGCAGTCGGGGGACGTTCGCGAAGCCGCCGATATCGTTCGCGTCGCGACCAGCATGCTGTTGCAGACATCGAACAACCAGATTGGCCGCGCCGGATCGGATCTTCGTCGTGCGTGCGGTGACATGGCTGCGAATGCCGAGACGTACATCACCTATAACCAGATTGCGCCCAAGCTCGCTTACTGTTTCAATCAGGCGCGGCTGACCGGCGCGACGATGGACGAATTCAACCGGATTCAGGAAGCGCTGGTCGCCGAGACGCCGGTCTCGCTCATCGCCGTCCTGCTGACGCAGGCCTGCATTGCTTTCAGCCTGCAGCAATTGTCGCTGGCCCTGCTGAGCATCACATTCACCAGCCGTCAGGATGTGGACGCCGTGCTGCCTCAGATCAACGCCGCCTTCGATCTAGCCGAAGAGGCGGCTGCAGACGAGATGGCGCTCGTGACCTACCGAACCCTGATCGCGTTGCACGCGGCGACGACGTTCTATCTGTACAACACAGCCCAACCGTTGCCGCAGATGCTCGATTTCCAGTTTGCGGCGATCAGGCCGACGCTGATCCAGTCTTATCGTCTCTACGCCGATGCGAGCCGCGCCGACGAATTGCGCGACGAGAACAAGGTGGTTCATCCGGCCTTCGCGCCACGGCTGGGTCGAGGGCTCTCGTTTTAGTCCATGTCGTTCAATCCGGCAGAAGTTGCAGAACTGAACGTCAATGGCGTGAGCTTCCAAGATTGGGAGACTGTCTGGGTCCAGCATCGCTGGGCAGAGGGCTGGCCGACGTTTCGGTTCACTGCCGCCGAAAATGCGACGATGCCGCTTTCGTGGATCAATCTGCAGTTCAAGCCCGGCGATGCCTGCACCATTACGCTCGGTGGCCAGCAGGCCATCGACGGAATCATCCTGACGCGGCAGACCGCCTACGACGCAAGCAACCATCAGGTGGAATTGTCGGGCGCAGGCCGGACGTATGCGGCGTCAACTTCCAGCGTTGACGCCAAGGACGCCAATTTCGACATGAGGACGCTGATTGATGTTGCCGAGAAGGTCTACGGCAAATTCGGGGTAAGCGTACTGCCAGTCGGAACGGTTGATGCCACGCCGTTCACCAAGTGTCAGGCACAGCCGGGCGAATTGCTGTTCGACTTTGTTGACAAGCTCGCGCGGCAACGCGGGGCGACACTCGGATCGGACCATCTCGGCAACATGCTGCTGATCGGCGACCACACGGGCACCGTGGTGCAGAATCTGGTCGAGGGCGAGAACATCATGAAGATGCAGTGCGTCATCTCCAATGAGGTGATGGCGAATATCTACAGCGCTGTTGGGCAGGCCGCCAATGCCGAAACGCTGTCCCCCGCCCAATCCGCCATGGTGGAAAAACAAGTCACCAGCAACAATTACAGAGGCTACTTCAAATTCCTTCAGACCGTGCTGGAACACCCGTTCATGCAGCCGAACGAGGTGGCGAAGCGAGCCGAATACGAGGCGCAATTCCGCGACGGCACACAGATCCGCGCCAACGTCACTGTGCAGGGCTGGCTGCGCGATGGCGTCAATCTCTGGCGCTGCGGCGACGACGTTATCGTCAACTCGCCGATGGCGATGCTCAACTTCGTCATGAAAATCCAGACGTTGACATTCCAGCAGGACAACCAGAGCGGCACGACGACCGTGCTTGAGCTGGTGATGCCGTGGATGCTTTCAGACAAGCCTTTCACGGCAGTGGGTCAGAGCCCGGCCGACATTCCGCAAGCGCCGCCACCGGCAACCGACGTGCCGAGTACCGGCAGCACGCAAACCGGCAGATCGCCCGGACCCGTGTAAAACAAAGGAGCCTTCCACCATGCATCGCCAGACACCATTGACCGCCGGTTTTGTCGGCTACTCCAGCGGCGGCGCGCGAGCGCTGATCGACACCATCGACGACTCCAAGATGATGCAACAAATGAAGGGCTCAATAATGGGCGAGGCCCGTGAAGCCGTCGAGTCGCCGCAGAACTACGGCTTCTCCAGCGTCGTGCGACCGGCGACCAAGGGCAAGGATGGCCAGATCGAGGATTGTGCCGAAGGCTTCATGTCGTATTTCGGTGGCAACCGCACGTCGAATTTTTGCGCGGTGATGGATGACCGGCGCTATCGGCCGTTGGGCCTGAAGCCGGGCGAGAACGCGCAGTATGACGATCTTGGCCAGATGACGCTGCTACGGCGCACCGGGCTCTATTTGCTGACGAACGACAATCCGGAAGACAACCAGCAGGGCCAGAGCGGCGGCTCGACGCCGGGGCAACTCGACAGCGGTAGCAGCGGTCAAAGTCAACAAACCGAACGCATGGTGTCGCTGCGCCATGTCGAGAAGAAGAAGCAGGACCGCCCAAAACGCGGAGGCGGCGGCCAGAGCGGCAGCGGTGGCGGCAGCGGCGGCGGTGCTGGGGCTGGCACGCTCGACGCGAGCAGCGCCAGCGGCGGCCAGAGCGCGCAGGACTACAAGCACGAGGGCGAGACCGTCAACACCGAGATCCGCGCCACCAAAAAGGACATCCAGATACTCGACGGCGAGACCGTGGTCGCGAGATACGACAAGGCGTCCGGCACTTGGACATTCACGTCGAAGAACATCACGCTGACCGCCAGCGATCACATGACGCTGAAGTGCAGCAACGGGCCGTGCGACATCTGGGGCAAGCCGATCAACTTCAACGGCGGCGGTCCCTCGACGCCGCCATTCACGGTGCCGGGATAGACCGATGCCTGACATCAGGCTCGTCCAGAACTCGGCGGCGTTTCCGGCCTATGTCATCCCCATCGACTGGTCGCTGCTTGGCGACGGCACGCTGGACGATACGCAGGCGCTGGCGACGGCGGTGATTGTCGCGCTCGGCACTGACCGGCTCGCGGCACCCGACGACATCCTGCCGGACCCGGACTCGACCGACCGCGCCGGATGGTGGGGCGATCTGGATGCGGCGGAGCTGTTCAACGGCTGGCCGATTGGCACGCGGCTGTGGCTGCTGAAGCGCGCCAAGATCGTCGGGCCGGAAGATCCCGAAGGCGCGACCGTGTCCCGCGTCGAGGAATACATCAACGAGGCGATCCAGCCCTTTGTCGATCTGAGGATCGCGTCCGGTTTCGACGTGCAGGCAGCGCGCGTCGGCGTCGAGCGGATCGATGCGCTGGTGACGATTTATCGCGGACCAAAAACGCCGGTCGAGCTGCGCTTCCAAGTCCTGTGGAATGAGATTGAGGGGGCCTGACTGTGCCATGGTCCACGCCAACACTTAAAGAAGTGCGCGGCCTCGTCCGCGACAACGTCCGCGCGTCGCTGCCCGGAGCCGACGCCAGTGTGCCCAATTCGGTGCTGCGTGTGCTGTCAGATGCGCAGGGCGGGTTATGCCATCTGACGCTCCAGTACATCGACTGGCTGGCGCTGCAGCTCTTGCCCGACACCGCCGAGACCGAATGGCTGGATCGACACGGGCAAATCTGGCTGGTCAATTCTGACGGCACCAAAGGCCGCAAGCGGGCGACGTTCGCGTCCGGCTCTGCGACCTTCACCGGAGTTCAGGGCAGCATCGTCCCCATCGGAACGCAGCTCACGGGACCGGGGGCAGGCTACGAGACCACGGCGGACGTGACGATTGGCACCGGGCCGTCCGAGGCTCCCGTTCGCGCGCTCGATCCCGGTAGCGCTGGCAACATGAACACCGGAGACACGCTGTCGCTGTCTGTGGCGATTCCCAACGTCGATGGCGCGGCCACGGTGGTCGATATGACCGGCGGCGTCGATACCGAGAACGACGACGATCTGCGTGCCCGCATCCTGCATCGCATCCAGAACCCGCCGATGGGCGGCGCACAGGCCGACTACGTCACATGGGCGCTGGCGGTGCCCGGCGTCACCCGCGCATGGGCGGCAGTCGAGCAGGGCGTCGGCACCATGACGGTCCGCTTCCTGATGGACGAGCTGCGCGCCAACGACGACGGCTGGCCGACGCCAACAGATGTGCAGGCGGTCGCGACCTATATCGACAAGATGCGTCCTGTCACCGTGAAGGATTGCTACGTTCTCGCGCCGATCAAGCAGTTCATTGACGTCACCATTGCCAACCTCGTGCCAGACGAGTCCGTGGTTGGAGGTGCGATTGAGGCGAGCCTGCAGGAGATGCTGCACGAGCTGGCGGCACCGGGCCAGACCATCTACGCGGCTTGGGTCTCCTACGCGATCATGAACGCGACCGGCGTGCAGTCATTCAAGCTCGTCACCACCGACGATTACCTGATGCCGTCGCTCGGCCACATGGCGGTGCTTGGCACCGTCCTGTTCGAGTCCTGATGCGATGACCGACCGTCACGTCCGAAGATCCGGCGACGACTACGGCGACGCCTTCCTGTCGCTGTTGCCGCAAGGGCAGGCATGGCCGAAATATCCCGGCACGACGCTCGATCTCGCCTGTCGCGGCCTCGCCGAATACTGGGGCTATGTCGATGGCCGGGCCGCCGACTTGCTGGAGACCGAGAGCGACCCGCGCAAGACCGTCGAGTTGCTGCCGGACTGGGAGCGCAATTGGGGACTGCCTGATCCCTGCTACGAGGCTCCGGTTGGCATAGCGGCGCGGCAGCTCGCGCTGGTCATGCGGATGACGATGCAGGGCGGGCAGTCGCGCGAGTTCTTCATCGAAGTGGCCGCAATGATCGGCTACACGATCACCATCACCGAGTATCGCGTCTTCGTCGTCGGTCTCGATGGCTGCGGGGATTGTCGCGTCTACGGCGACGGCTCAGACCCGATGTACAATGAGTGGGGCCAGCCGATCAAAAACCCGATAGGCGAGAACGTCGCGCTCGACGAGCTGTCGGAGTGGCCGAACTACGGCATCGGCCCACCGGAAAACCGCTTCTACTGGACGGTGCATGTCCATCAGGCGTCGCTGAACTGGTTTCGCTGCAGCAAGAGCGAATGCGGTGTCGATCCACATTTGCGCATCGGCACCGCTGCGGATCTTGAGTGCATCCTCAATCGCTGGAAGCCCGCGCACACGCAAATCATCTTCGATTATTCCGGACTTTCATCCGGCGGCGATATGGCCGGGACGCCATAAGCGTCGAACCACCTCAACCGTTTTTGTTGGCCTGACACTCGGCGACCCATCGTTCGCCTTGGAGAGAGGAATCGCGTCGATGCAATACAACCAGCCGTATGGAATTACAGACCCTAACGCGCCCTACATCAATGGCAATCCATCGACCGGCACGATGGGCTCGATTCCGCCTGCGGCATCGATTGAGTATCCGCAGCGCGAGATCGTCAACTTCATCACCGACGCCTCGCTGGTGCCTGACAACGCCGATCTGCATCAGGTCGCGAAGTCGGTGCAATCCGGTCATGTGATCTACGGCATCGATAGTGGCGCGGTGAACCTCGTCTCGATTGCGCTGACGCCTGCGCTGGCCGCCTATATCGACGGCATGTTCGTCTGGGTGCGCGTCGCGATCACCAACACCGGCCCGGCGGTGTGCAGCATCAATGGACTTGGCGGCCGGAACATCGTGCGACGCGGCGGTGCGGTGCTGCAAGCGGGCGATTTGCCGGGCGGCTTCATGTCGCTGCTCGTCTACAACGGACCGCACGGGAATTTCGAGCTGTACGGCGCATCCTACGCGCCACAGACAGGTCAGCCGATCCTTGGTGCGAATAGCAACCTCTACGTCAACGGCACGACCGGCGACGATTCGCTGTATGACGGCACCGCGCCGACCAACGCCACGCCGCCGCATGGTCCGTTCAAGACCATCCAGCGCGCGATAAACGAAACCTACAAGTACGGTCCTTCGGTCTACACGATGACGATCAACATCGCTGCGGGCACGTATCCCGAAGCTCTTCATACCGTAGGCGTTATTGGGCCAACCATCATCTTCAACGGCGCTGGCATCACGCAGACCTTCGTCACCGGAGCCAACAATGCGCACACCTTTAACGTCTCTACTGCCAACACTTGGATGGTGCAGAACCTGTGCGTCTCGACCGGCACCGGCACCGGGCCGCCATGCTGTTTCACATCGTCCAGTGGTGCCTCAATCTACACGAACAACTGCGCTTCTGGCTTTTGCATGTATTCGATCTGGGAGGCTTACACTGGCTACGTCTACCCCAGCAACCATACCTTCAACGCTGGCAGCTCATGCACCTATGTGGTCGCGGGCTTCTTCAACGGCTTCGTCGGTTTCCAGCAGGACATCGTCTGGACCTTCTTGGGCACGATGACCGTGAACGGTGCGTTCGCCGCTGTTAGCTCTGGCGGCACCATGTCGGTGCCGGTGCCGCACACGCCCGTCTTCGTCAACCCCAGCTTCGTGAACGGCATACGGTTTACGTCCGTCGTTAACGGCGTGATCAACACGCAGGGGCTTGGCATCAACTTCTTCCCCGGCACGCAGCCCGGAGGAACTAACACAGGCGGCCAATACGTCTGACAAAGGGGATAGAAAATGCCACTCATGTTCAACCCGAAGGACTGGTACTGGTCCGTCGCTGGCGATGCCGCCAACGTCTACTCGTCGGCGCGCAACATCTACGTGCCGACCAGCGACAGCGATTATGCGACGTGGCAGACCAACACCGGCATCACCACGGCACCAGCAGTCACCAGTGAGGCCGACATCTGGCCCTACTTTCAGGACTTCATGCCGCTCTATCTGTGGGACTCGGTCGGCAAAACAATGTCGCAACCCGCAGTGGGCGCGTACACAAAGCAGCAACTGCAGAATTACAACTCCAACTCGCGCATCACCAACGTCGGCAAGGGCATGACGGCGGCGGGCGTTCCGGTCAGGACCGACGACATCTCGCGCGGCCTGATCACCGACGCGCGCTTTGCCGCGCAGCAAGACCCGAATTGGACAACGAAGTGGTACGGCTCGGATGGCAACTTCTATCCGGTCGATGCGCCAACGATGATCAATATCGCGAAGCTGGTCAGCGACCACACCAACAGTTGCTACCTCGTCTTTCAACAGACCGCTGACGCGATTACGACCGACGCTGTCACGGACATTTCGCAGATCGACGCGGCATATTCGGGGCTGTAGAGCGATGGCAACGGTCAACATCACCGTGGCGAACGATGCGGACTTCTTCCGCAGCTTTCTCTATCAGACGATCAGCGGCGATCCGGTGGACCTGACCGGCGCGGCCTTCGTCATGATGGTGCGAAGGCACGCCAAGGACAATGTCGCCTATCTGTCGCTCTCCACCGAGACCGGCGAGATCGTCATCACTGATGCGCCGGGCGGCAGCTTCACCGTGCTGATCACGCAGCAGCGGCTCGAAGAGATGACCACCGGATCTTACGACCAGTCGCTGGTGATGACGCTCAACGGCGTCAAGCAACAGCTCTGGTCCGGCCAACTCACCATCAATCCCGGACCGTCGCGATGAACGATCTTTCAATCGCCCAAGACTTCAACGTGACCGGCGACGTCGAGATTATTCAGGACACCGCTGCCCTCATCATTTCGCCGGATCAAGGGCCGCCCGGTGCGCGTGGCAACTCCGTACTCAACGGCCCGAACGATCCGTTGAACAGTGTCGGTGTCGATGGTGATTTTTACATCAATACCGAGACCGACAAGTTTTTCGGTCCGAAGACGAACGGCGCATGGCCCGCAGGCCAGTCGCTGGGTGGGCCGATGGGTCCGCAAGGGCCGCAAGGGCCGCAGGGCGCAACGGGTACGCAGGGGCCGAAGGGTGACACGGGTCCGCAGGGACCGCAGGGAAACACGGGTGGGCAGGGTCCGGTAGGACCGCAGGGCGCTCCGGGACCGCAGGGGCCGCAGGGTGCCAAGGGCGACACCGGCAACACGGGGCCGCAGGGTCCGAAGGGCGACACGGGCGATCAGGGCATTCAGGGGCCGGTGGGGCCTGTGGGGCCAGCAGGCACGGCCTCCGTCATCGTCTCCGATACGCCGCCAACGGGTGTGGCGGACTCTGTCCTTTGGTGGGAATCGGACACGGGTCTTTTATATTTTCGCTACAACGACGGCACCTCGACGCAATGGGTGATCGCAGCGCCGCAGCCTGACACGACAGGCTTCCTGCAAAAGGCTGGCGACACCATGACGGGGCCGCTCGTGCTGGCCGCCGATCCAACTGCGCCGCTGCAGCCCGCGACCAAGCAGTACGTCGATAATAGAGCGGTTCGCTACGACGCCGCGCAGGGACTGACAGCAGCACAGCAGGCGCAGGCGCGCGTCAATGTCGGCTCCGCTGCTTCATTCAACTGCGGTCGCCTGACCTATGTCAGCGCAACCCAGATCATGTTCGCGCCATACAACGGCGACAGCATTCGGATCGCGGGCGTCGCATACCAAATTCCATCTGGCGGCGTGGCCGCCGCGAACACTGGTCTCACCGGCTCGACACGTTACTACGTCTATGCCTTCATCAATGCGGGCGCGCTGACGCTGGAGCTGTCGGCCACGGGTCATGCCACCGACACCACTGCCGGGAACGTCGGCACCGAAATAAAGAACGGCGACCCGTCGCGAACACTGGTTGGTATGGTCTGGTGCCTAGCCGGAACGCCCGGCACGTTCGCCGACACGCCAGTGAACCGCTTCGTCCGCACTTGGTTCAACCGTCAGCGCATGGCGTTGCGCGGGAACCCAAGCGGCAGCAATGTTGTTCTCGGCACCTCCGCAGCAGAGATTTCATCGGCGATGCGCCTCTTCTGGGTTGGCTGGGCCGATGATGTGGTGCAGATCAATGCGAACACGTTTTATTATGGCACCACCGCAGGCTCCATCATCAACTTTACAATCTATTACGATGGGTCCATCGCCGCTCCTAATTCTTCAGTGGCAAATTCGACCGGGGGTGGCCAAGTTCTTCCACTGCCGGTTTCGGATGCCCTTACCCTAGCTGAAGGAATGCACTACGCGACCGTGTTTGGCTCGAACAGCAGCGGATCGGCAAGTGCTTATAACTCATTTCAAACTGGCGTCGTGGGGTAGCGTCATGGCATTCGACTTTCCCAACGCGCCGACAGTCGGGCAGAAGTATCCGGCGTCGCCTGTCGCAGGCGTGCCGACCTATAACTGGGACGGCGAGAAGTGGACCACGACGAGCAGCGCCGCCACCGGCAGGCAGGCGATCTACAGCGACGGCTCGGTGCCGATGACCGCCGCGCTGACGCTGGCGGGCGATCCGGTTAATCCGACCGACGCCGCCGACAAGCACTATGTGGATAACGCGACACCGCCGCCGTTCCCATCCGGCACGGTGATGCTGTTCTATCAGGCGGCGGCACCGACCGGCTGGACCAAGCTGACGACGCAGAACGACAAGGCGCTGCGTGTCGTCTCAGGATCGGGCGGCGTGGCTGGCGGCACCAATGCATTCTCGACGGTGATGGCGCAGAGCGTCGTCGGCAATCACACGTCAACGCTCGCCGAGACGGCGGCTGGCATCACCGCAAGCGCCAACAACACGATCACCGTCTATCTCGCCGGTAATAGCAATTATTTCGCGCCATATTCCACGGCCGGATGGGCCTTCCCCGGATGGGATGGCCCTAGCGGCTCAGGCCCACAATCGGTTCCTTATATCAACAGCGCGAACACCGTCAGCTACGCAGCCGCAAGTTCTGGCACCAACACCATCAGCGTCACCAGCAACAACACCAGTGGCAGCGCGCACAATCACCCGATCACGATGGCGATCCAGTACATCGACGTAATTCTGGCGAGCAAAAACTGATGAAAATTCCCCACGCCGATGAAGGCTTGATCTGTCCGCTGCACCAGAAGGACATGAGCGAGGTCTGCCACAAGTGCCCGTGGTGGACGATGGTGCGCGGCAAGAACCCGCAGACCGAAGAGATGATAGACGACTGGCGCTGCGCGGTCGCGCTGCTGCCGATGCTGCTGGTCGAGAACGCGCAGATGCAGCGTCAGACTGGTGCTGCGATGGAGACGTTCCGCAACGGCATGGTGGCTGGCGTGATCGAAGCGGTGCATGCCGCCGCCAACAATGCAGGGAGAATAGTCGATGCGCGCAACAATCGTCGTTGACGACAACATCGTGCTTGTGGACGGCAAGCCGCAAACGGTGGACTGCTCGCCGCTGGTCGCGGACGGTATCCACGCGGTGCAGTGGTACGACAGCGTCGGCGAAGTCGAATACCGAACCGATCTTGAGACCGGCGACCGCGCGCCGAACGCGCGTATCACCGACTTCTCGCCTTATCAGCCCTATGTCGATCTGTGGCAGGCCGAGACCGCGAAAGCGAATATCCACCCGTCGCTCAACAGCATTCAGCCAATGACCGCTGCGCAAATTCTTGGAGTTTAATCAATGTCCGCACTCGATCTTATCGCCACCGCGTCAGACGCCACCTTTGCCGGTCGCGTCATGATGATCATGTTCAAGGTGGCGCAGAACGTCGCCAGCGAAGACCCTGCCACCCCGAACGACACGGAACGCAAAAACTACGCGGGCAAGGTGATCCGGGGCGAGGAGAAGCCGCAGATCGTCGCCGCGCATGTCATCTCATCGAACCCGTCGATTACCGCGACCATCGAAAGCAATCCCAGCTTGCTGGGGTCGAACGTGCCGGATGGCGACATCGAGTTCGCGCTGGCCTCGATCTGGGACTCGCGCTCGCTGGCATTTGCGGCGATTGGGCCTGCGGTTGCATGATCGTCGTCGCCGTCTTTCTCGTCGTGCTGCACACGCTCGACGGGCGCGACATCATCATCAATCCGGCACAGGTCACCAGCATGCGCGAGGCGCATGACGACGACGCCGACCACAAGGCCTTTACCGGCGGCGTGCGCTGCATGATCAACACGACCGATGGCAAGTTCGTCACCGTGATCGAGGAGTGTGAAACCGTCAGGAAAATGGTGGAGGACAAGCATGGCCTATGATCGCATCGTCATCTCTTCCGGCCACGGCAAATACGTGCGCGGCGCGTCCGGCGTCCTCGATGAGGTGGACGAGGCGCGCAAGGTGGTCGAGCGCGTGGCCGACGAGTTGCGCAGCCGTGGTGTCGATGTCACGACCTACCATGACGACGTCAGCACGACGCAGAGCGAGAACCTGAATCGCATCGTCGATTTCCACAATTCGAAACAGCGCGATCTCGACGTGTCGGTGCATTTCAATGCCTACGTCGAAACGGCCTCACCCATGGGCGTTGAGGTGCTGTACGTCACGCAAGGCGCGCTGGCTGGCGAGATGTCGGCGGCCATCGCCGACGCTGGCGACTTCATCGACCGGGGCGCGAAAAAGCGGACCGATCTGGCGTTTTTGAACGGCACCGAAATGCCGTCGATCCTGATCGAGACATGCTTCGTGGATTCGTCGTCCGACGCGGATTTCTACGGGTCGAGCTTCGGCGAGATCTGCGACGCCATCGCCTGCGTACTCGGCGGTGCTGGTGAAGAGGTGACCGAGCCTCCGCCGGGAGAGACCGGGACGCCGCCCGAAAAACCGCGACCAACCATCCGGCTCGATGTCGAGGTCGTCGGCGACGTCACCATCATCATCAACGGCGTGCCGGTCACATAGGAGGAATCGTCATGAACATTCTGGTCAGCTTTCTGAACCTGATGCTCTACATCGCGATCATCATTTTCATCGCCTACGTCATCCTGTGGGTGATCCAAGGCTTCATGGGCTGGACGATTGACTCAAACGTCATGAAATTTGGCCGCATCATCGTCGGGCTACTCTGTCTGATCGCCGTCGTCGTGTGGCTCGCTGGCGTGCTGGGAGGTGGTGTCGGTTTGCCGCACTTTTGGAGCTACCGATAACCGAGAGTCGCAGTTCGATCCCTTGCCGCCTGCAGCTCCGCCGCCGCCATCGATCTGCCGTGGCTGTTGAATCATGAAAATGAAACTGACTGACCTCGACCCGCATTTCCTCAAATGCGCGTCGCCGGGGCACTACGACCACGCCGACGAGATCGAGGATCTCAGCGAAGCGGAGGGTCTGATCATGCTGTGCCCAGCCTGCTTCCGGTCGAACAGGGGCGACGTCGGCACGCATTCGATCATCCTGTGGCGGCCATCGGTGCCGCGCCACATCGAGCCGGGACCGGGACGCTGGGACTTTGTCGGCACCGGCTATCACGACCTGACGCTGAAGGCCGGATCGTCGTCGGTGCAGATCACGGGCGGCTGCAAGGCGCACTTTTTCATCCGGGGCGGCAACGTGGATTTTTGCTAATTCCGGTTCCCTTTGACGGGGCGCTGGGCCACCGAAAGGGCGGCTTCCAAGGCCTTGGCGCTGGCCAGATCCGCCTGCCTCATGAGTTCGTCGAGGTCTACCGCTAGGTGGGGACCGGCGTCCGGGACAACCTCTGTACGGGTCGCTAATCGCCTACGATTCCATGCCCGCCGGGCGGCGGAACCGATGTTGACCCGGCGGCATCGGGGGCAGGAATTGGTCCGCTTTTGACCCCTTTTCGGGGTCCAGTGCTTTCGGCAGGAGGCGCAAATCAGTTTCATGGGACAGATCGGTAAGTCGTTGGCCCAGAAGATCAAACTGCAGTGTAGGGGGTGCGAGGAGCGGCGCAAGAAGATTGCGGCGGCGCTGGATCGGCTGTGGAAGCGGCCGAAGCCCAAGCCGCCCTCACGATGAGGTGTTAGCTGTTGCAGCGCGCCCGGTTTTGCGGTGGAATTCGGTCGTGTTGTTGGAGTTGCGTAAATGGGTATTTGGACGCCATCGATAGTTCCGGCGAGCCATGGTGAGGACACCTATCTCGTCATCAACCGCTTTGGCGATCACGGCACCGCCTTCGTCGAGACCGATCTCGACCAGACCGACCTAGAGACCGTCATCACCGATCTGATCAAGGGTCAGCATTCCGATCCGCAGCGCGTGGTGATGTTCAACACCGAGACCGGATTCGCCAAGGATGTTTCGCGGGAAGTGGCGCAGGAGATCCAGCGCCGTCTCGATCTCACCCGCGACGAAACGCCAGCCTGCCTTGAACAGTTTTTGGATCGGTACGTGAGCCCGGATCGTCAGTTAACGCTGCGTCTGACCTGATGACGGAGGGGCTGACCCTGCGCCGCACCGTGATCGGCGGCGTCCGGCTCGATAACGATTACTGCGTGCATCACGAGGGCCGCAGCGTCGGCCGCATCCGCGAAGCCACCGAGCGCTATGGCTTTGAGCCGGGCTGGGATTGGGTGATCAACCCGCCCCTGCCAATCCCGACATGGGCGCATGGATCGGAGCCGACATTCGACAGGGCAAAGGCGGCGTTCAAGAAAGCATGGGCACGGTTCTATGCACAACTGACGCCAAAGGACATCGCGCACTGGCAATACTATCAGGATGCCGCCGCCGAACGCTTCAAGGACTGATCAAGCCGCCCGCCGTGGCGGCTTTTTTGTTGCCCGGTCAGAACTGGTCCTGCACACGGCTGTAGGCCGGATGCCTGCGATTCTTGACCTTGACCCAGTGGGTGCAGCGGCCGACGCGATAAGCGCGCTCGCGGTGCTTCGACACCAGTCCCTCCAGCCCCATGCGGCAGGCGGCTTCGAACAGCTCGGGGCCGATCTCGCCCTGCTCAAACGGCGCGATGAAGATGCCTTCCGCATGTCCGCGCAGCAGCCGCGCCAGATTGGTTTTGCGCATCGATAGCGGCAGCTTGCGGTGGTCGTCGCCGTCGCCCGCCAGCATGTCGAAAGCGTAGAGCTGCACCTCGTGGTCATACTTTCGCGACTGCAGCGCATTGAAGTCGGAGACGCCATCGACCCCAAGCACCACGGCTTCGCCGTCGATCACAAACTGCGATGTGCGGATCTTGCTGGCGGTCTCGACGATCCA